ATGTCATTATATTTTTCTTGAACAGAAGTTTCTTCTTCATAAGGATCTTCTAATTCTATGTCTCTGTAAAGACCTGCGTATTGAGCTTTACGAATATCGTTCTTTGACATTTTTACAACATGTGTAACTCTCTCTGTTGTATCTAAATCAGTAGATAAATATGGTACGACTAAATCTTCTGCAGGAACAAACTTTGCTACTGGTCTTGCCAAGTCAGCATCATAATATACTTTTTTAAAACTTGAACCTGCTAGTGGTAAATAAAATAACATTTGATCCATGTCAGGATCGTAGTCTTCCATTTGATCCGTGATCATATAATTCATATAATCTTTAACTCGTTGTGATTGTGCTTCTACTTCACCATTGACATCACCAACGATATTACATTTTACAGGACCACCTGCTGGTAATAATTCTTTATAAGCTTGTGCTTGAAATTGTGTAACACTCTCAGCCAGTAGTGGGTGTGTAACTCCACTTGCACCTTGAAATGGCTGTGAGCGTTCATTGTATTTAAACCCTAAGAGGTCTAAACCTTTTGTGTACGAGTCTATCCAATCCGAACGTGACTCTTTATCATCTTCATATTGTTGTCTTAACTCACTTGATAGATTGTTGAGCTCGTTATCATCTATAGATTCTGCTAAGTTCGATGAAAAGTCAACAGCAATTTCTTCTTCAACGTTTCCAACGATTGCACCACCATCTTCTGTAGGCGTGATTTCTGCGCCAATATCCTCGACTAATGAAACATCTGTTGGTGATTCTTCTATTATAGCTTCACCTGCAACAATTGGTTTTTCTACTGCCATTACTTAATTACCTTACCATATCCTCTAGTGGCTGCTCCTCCAGAAGCAAACTTTTTAATAGCTCCACCATGTTTTCTCTCTTCTTTTGGTACCACGTCTTTTGGATCTAGGTTCATTAATTTAATTTCTTTGACTGTCATTCCTTTGTCAATCAAACCTTTATACATTCTAATTTGGGAACTTGTTAAATTATCTGATAGTGTTTGGCCTTTGTATTTCATATCTTCCTCACGTAATTAAAGTTTTCTTTTGTTTTTTTTGCAACATAGCAGAAAATCCTTTAGGTTGCACGAATTTATAATATTTAGCCTTTGGATTTTTAAAAGACGCATCTTCTCTATCTTTCTTGGTCTTCTTCTTTTTAGGTTCTTTGACCGTGAATCCTTTTTTGAAACTCATTAGTAATATTCCCTCTGCGAAGGTAGTTGCTGTAACATCGGTGGATCCTCATAATCTTCTGGATGCACGGCTAATCCGACTTGACGATAACGCATTAACGCTTGTGTCATGCTATCAACCAAATCGTCATGATCACCATAAGGGAAAGCGGCGCATTCTTCAATCAATTCTTCTGCCCATTTCTCTTTTGGTGCCCATACTTGTCCTGCTTCAAATAAAGGTGAAACAGAGTTAACACGTACATGCTTATCATTTCCTTTGCTCGGTGTAAAGTTGACGACAGGAATTCCTACACGGCGCAGCTCATGCGTGAGCGGTGTACCACTAGCCTTCTGCTCGATGATAATTGTCTCTGGCTCCCAGTAATTATATTCTTCCATGGCAATACGTTTTAAATCTGGGAAGTCCCACCTCCCTTTTTTCATATCTAATAGAATTACATTGGGTGTTATATCATTATATAAAAATACACCCCACGTTGTAATCGCTGAATAATCTGCTGTTTCTTTTTTACTGAAGGCTGTGTCATAACTTTGTATGATGTGGTTGATTTTAGGGAGCTCCCTCTTTTCCCAAATCTTCCACCACTCTCTTTTGATAATGGAACCTTCTTCTGAAGTAGGATTCTGTTGCCACTGTGCATTCCATTTAGCCACGGACAATGAAGCTTTAACCGACTCTAACTCTTCCAACTTCCAATATTGTGGCCAAATAGGTTTATCCTCCAAGATTGCAGGAAACTCAACCACGTCCCACTGATCTGCTTTCACATCACCTTGGGTCTTCATCAATTGACCAGTCAAATCTTTTGTCGACCAACGAGTCATAACAATAACAATCTTACCACCTGGTTGAAGACGCTGTCTTGGTCCAGAGGTGTACCACTCGTAAGCTGACTCCATCGCCGTTTCTGATAATGCGTCTTGCTCGGAATGTGGATCATCAATAATTAATAAATCCGCACCCCTACCTGTGATGGCTCCACCAACACCTGCAGCGAAATACTCTCCCCCCTTATTCGTCTCCCATCTTCCTGCAGCTTTTGAATCTTGCGATAATTTTATTTCATCAAAGATATCTTGAAAGGCATTCTCTTCCATTAAGTTACGAACCTTACGACCGAAACGATAGGATAATTCTGCTGTGTGTGTGGTTTGAATAATCTTGAGCCTTGGATCACGGCCCATCATCCATGCAGGGAATAAAAAAGATGCAAATTCTGATTTGGTATGTCTGGGTGGCATATTAACAATTAATCGTTTTATACGCCCCTCGGCCAATGCTTGAAACTTTTCTGCAATTTTTATGTGATGGGGCCCCTCTACAAATTCTGGCCAAACTTGTTTTACAAATTTTAAAAAATTTTGTTGCGCTAAACTTTTTAATTGAAATGTTTTCTGTCTTAATAATAATTTTTTCTTCAGAGTTTCTAACTCTGTAGGATTCATATTATCATAATTAACAATGCGCTTGAACTGTTCTACTTCTGCCATCAAAAGTTTATACCATATAGTTCGTATGTACAAAAGTTTATATATATAACAACTATATTGTACTACGTTCTTATTTAGGGGTTCCCCCCTTTTCGAAAAGGCAAAAGGGCAAATTGCAAGAATTGGGACCCCTCACCATGAACCGAACTTGATAAACCAGGATGCGCCCCACCTGAAAGTTATCCACAGGTTATCCACAACCAGGAAAATAGTACGTAAATTTACGTAAAATAATTAATTATTTTCTTGATATGGGAAAATATATAACTATATATAATATTATGTTAAACATTAAAGGAAAGCGAGTTAATATGTTTGATAAGAATGTAATGAAAAAAGCAATTCAAAATAGTTTTTTTTCTGTTGAGTTTGTGAAAGCAAATAAAGAAAAAAGAAAAATGACTTGTAAACTACCCACTAATGAAAAGTTTTTTAGTGGTGGGGAATTGCTAGGCAATCGTGAGCATTTACTAGAGGTAATCGATGTAAATGTTTTGAAGAAGAATAAAGACAATCCAAGAAAAGCTTGGAGGTCTATTAACCTAACGACTTTAACAAGTCTTAAAATAGGGGGTGTTGAATGGGTAAAATGAAAAACCTAGCTCTTGATTTACAAGAGCAAATAGAAAACGAATGGTATGAAGAGCAAAGAGCTTTATTACTTAGTCAAGGTCACACATCTGAAGAGGTAGACGAAATCATTGAAGAGATGATTAACGAATATCAACAAGAGGTTGCTCTTGATAATGCTGACATCATGGTAGAGCCTTATGACAACTAAAGGTCAAGAGGCTCTTGATAGAGCAATCAACGAAGAGGTGGGGCGTGACCCCACCTTTTTAGAGAAGTGTGAATATCATGCTGAACTAATGCAACAACTTTTTTATAGTAAAGGTTGGACCTTTACTAACTGTAATGGTGATGATGATAAGTATAAACCCGAAGTAAAGGCTATCTTCAAAGAAGTAGGTAGACGCATGGAAGAGAAATTTCCAGGATATTTAAAAGGAGTTGAATATGAGAATTAAACTAGAAAAAGATAAGGCGCCTTTTAAGGCGCCTATTCAAATTTATACTGAAGGCGCTGTCGTTAACAATCGTTTTGGTGGTGATAGCATCCAGCTCAATGCCTTAGAACTTTCAATTTATGATACGATCATGGGTTGTGAGCTGGCTAACAATTACGAAGAGATGCGAAGGGGTTTAGATTGGTTTATGAAATTTAATCCTAAAGCTTACATGGTACTATTAGATTAATCTAATTGGTAAGGATCTACGATTATCCAGCGGGGAATTAACCCCGCTGGAATTTACAAGGAAGCAGCTTATGCGTTTTAATGTAACAAAACCAATTGAAAGTTTAGAAGATGTTAAGAAATTTAACAAACATTGTTTTAATCGTTGGGGTGGTGGTTTTCATCCGGATGACTTTGAAACCTACTCCGAGCTGGAGAAGGACCATCATAAAAGAAAAATTAAATTAAAGTTTTTCTATATGAGAAGATACAAGGATTGCGAAGAGCTGGACTCCAGCTTTTTTTGGGATGACTTATTAAACTTAAGTAGACTTGATTTTTTTAAGAGAGTAGGTAAAGAGAATTATTTTTAAAGGAGATGAATATGGAAAGTAATTTATACAGAATGATCCAGCTTTTAGAACTTCAGCTAGTTAAAACTGACCTAGCTGATGCCTGGTTAAGAAGGATTTGGCAAGATAAGATTAATGAATTAATGCTCAAGGTCACAAGGCTGCCGAGATAAGCCAATTAAAAAAGGGGGCATTGCGCCCCCTTCTTATTTTATGATCTTAATTTTTCTAATAGTTTACTAACAGCCTTCTCATTCTTACCACCTACATTCCATTCGTAAATGTCATTGAGTTCTGAACCTTCATCACCTAAATAGTTTTTACCATTCTTCCAATTGTAAAGAGTGGCTACTGTACCATCAGCAAATTCAAAAGCCCATTCAACATCTGTTTTATAATTGTCACATAAATCTGGGTTAGGTGGACCGAATGCCTTTAACAGCTGTTCATAACTAGCTTTGATATAACCTTGTAAGCTAGTGCCATATATATTTTCAGTTGCTTCCATTTTATTTTCCCTTTCGGTTAATTAATACTTGATTATTATCCCATATAGTTTTATATGTCAATGGAGTTTATGAGGTTGTACTTTTCAAAGCCGATAAGTTGTTTTATCTATGCTCAAAACAACCTCAAACATAAGGAGTGATTATGCCTAATTGGACTAGTAATAATGTTTTATTTGTTGGTAAAGAAAATCAACTTAAAAAACTACAGACTATGTTAAAATCAGATGATAATGAATTTGATTTTAATAATGTGATTCCAATGCCGAATGAATTATCTGATACAGTAAGTGGATCAGAGAATGCAAAACCAGAGTGGCAAAAAGAACAATCAAAAAAATTAAAAGCAAAGTATGGTGCTGATAATTGGTATGATTGGAGTATTAATAATTGGGGCACAAAGTGGAATGCTTGTGATACTGAAGTTGAATATGAAGGTGGCTATTTAAGTTATCGTTTTAACACGGCTTGGGACGCACCGAGATATATTGCTGAAGCATTACTAAGAATG